TGAAAACACAGAAACAAAAAGAATTAAGCATATTCTTAAATGCAGCAAGTGTAAGAAAAGAATAGCTACATATTATATGCCTTATTATGGGGGAACTACTTATACTTCTGTGGATTATGCTAATGACCCAACTACAATTACAAATAACGAAACAGTTATTATCGACGAAGAGGCTATATGTAAAACTTGTCACCAAATTGAAAAACTTAGAGAATAATAAATTAATTACTTTTTAAAAATATGGCATTAAATTTTGATACTATGACAACAACTGGTAACGATTGGTATATTACAAGCGATGAAGATTGTTTTGTTTGGAGTGATGGTGGCAATGCTACAACTTCTGGAATCTGTACTGACAGCGCAACAACAACCGATTGGACAACAGCATGGATACCTTCTAAAAAAGGAAAACAAGTCCTTAGATGTTCTGATTGTGGAAAAAAGATTGCAACATTCTATGGACATGAATATATTCAAAAAGATATAAAATGTAAAACCTGTCACCAAATAGAAAAACTTAGAGAATAAAAATATGTATACAATAGGAATATTGGGACATGGCGTGGTTGGAAAAGCCTTAGAAGAAGTATATCAAGAAACAGTATTTGGTCAACCATTAATAAAAGACATAGATCGTGATGAATTTACCGAAGACATAGACATATTGAATGTTTGTCTTCCTTATTCAGATGATTTTATAACTATAGTGGCAAAGGAAATGGAAAGAGTTAAACCAAAACTTACCATTATTCATTCTACCGTAGAACCATATACCACAATAAAACTTAGAAGAAAAACAAAACAACTTGTAGTTCATTCGCCAATTAGAGGAACACACGATAATCTTGCAAGGTCTATTAATATATTCGTAAAATACATTGGAGCAGACTATCATACAGATGCCAAAATGGCAAAAGAACATTTTAAAGAATTGGGGTTTAAAAGGGCCAAGGTTTTTTCACCATCAGTTATTACAGAGGTTAATAAATTAATATCCACAACATATTATGGGGTATGTATCTCTTTTACTGAATATGTGGATAACCTGTGTAAAAAGTATGAAATACCATTTCAGACATTTGCTCATTTTAATAAAAGTTACAACAGAGGATATAGAAGGATGAGAATGAAGAATGTTAATAGGCCAGAATTATATCCACCAGAGGGTAAAATAGGAGGAACATGTATTATTCCAAATACTAAAATTTTACAAAAACATTTAGATCACAAACTCATTCAGTCTATCTTAGGTGTGGGTGAGACTAATACAAAGGTCGTAGACAAAAAATTAGACAAAAAAACAAATTAACATGAAAAAATTCTTAAGTACATTCTTTGGAAAAGCAGTAGCAATACTTGTTCTTCTTGGAATTGGCTTTGTTGGTTATGGTGTTTTTATGCCAACCAAGGTAGAAACAAAAGACGTAGAAGTTGAAAAAATCGTCGAAGTTGACAAGCCAATCTATATTACAGAAGAAAAGATTGTTGAAAAAATTGTTGAAAAGATTGTTGAAGTTCCATTGGGAAATACCGATGAACTTATCGAATTAAGAGAAGATGTAGTTGATGGTTTTGTTACTAAGCTAGAAAAGAAGATTGAAAACTTTGAAGGCAAAATCGAATTAATCGATGATGCTATAGAAGTAATTCAAGACAAAATCGATGTTAAAGCTGATCAAATCATTCTTTTAGATGCTCAAATTAGCTCAAAGAAACTATTAATCGATGCTTTAATTGCTGATGATCCAACAGGAAACTTAGCACAAATTAGAACATTAGAAGATGAAATCATAGTACTTGAAAAGCAGATCGACAATAGACAAAACACAATTGACAACTGGTTAGAAGATATTGCAGACTTAGAAGAAACAAAAGAGCCTTGGCAAGAAAAAATTGATTTGGATACAAAATGTATCGCAGAAGTCAATGCTTATATTGCTACTGGTGCAGACTATTCAGATGACGTAACAGAAAGATTAGAAAACTTAAATCTTATATAATTGATTTTTAAAGGGCTTAACTTTAATTGAGCCCTTAGTAAAATTAATAATAAAAATATGACCAAAAAAGAAAAAGGGTTTAGAAGTTTTATTAAAGAAAATTTCTCAAACATTATTCTTGTTGCAGATGTTGGAAGTTCTTGGCGGATAGAATATATTTTTTATACCAACGATCAACATAACAACGATGGTTCAGAAACAGAATATACTATAAATATTATACCTGAGAATAAGGAAATTACATTATTAGTTTTTGATAGGATTAGAAAATATTATTATTCTAATCAATTAGATAAAATAATTGACGGATTATGTCACGAGGTTGGACACGTAGTTCTTGTATCAATGGATGAGCTTATTTCTCAACCATACAAAACAGAACAAGAGGCAGGCAAGATTAGTGAGACAATGGCTACAAAAATAGGACATTATTTATACGATTTAACTCATGGGGATAAAAACAAGTGGTACAAACGAAAAGTACGCCAAAACAAATCAATCAAACAAAAGCCGCACAAGAAGCAGTAAAGTTTTTTGCAACAAGATTTGACCAAATGGACGAAGCAAGACAGCCCCATTGGGATAATTTTGAGAAAGATGAAAAACTCTTTAGATCACATCTTGAAACAGCAAATAAAGCAGACTGGCAATCAAAATATTTTATTCCAAGAACATATGGACTTGTTATGTCGTCTCTTTCTGAATTTGCAATCAATAAGCCAGACATTATAGTAGAGCCAGACACAAAAGCAGACGCTACAAGAGCTCCATATATGAAGGCCGTTATGCATGCTAACTGGCGTAAGAATAAAGGAAATGGAGAAATACTATATGCATTATTAGATGCCCTTAAACTTGGAATTTCTATTATTGAAATTGGATACAGAAAGAATAGTAGAATAATTAAAGACATTAAAGACTATGATCCTCTTACAGAGCAATCAAAATGGAAGAAAAAAGAAATATATGATTTTGATGATGTTTTCTTTGAAGCTGTTAATCCTAGATATTTTTGGGTTGACGAAAGCGCCAATACAATGTCAAAAGCAATAGATTGTGCAAGACTTTACGTATATAGCGAACAAGCATTTCATAGTATTTTTGATAAAAAATTTACAAAAGCAAAGGAGGTTAGAGCAAGTGGATTGGTTAAAATGGACGATGAATTCTTTAAGCCATTTGTTGGAAACGAAATACACGAAAGAGAGATAGGTGTTTATAAATATACAAATAAAGCAAAAGATGTTACTTGGTGGATAGCAAATGGAGTTTTGTTAAACGAGGCAGATGACCCAATCCCATTTCATCATAAACAACTTCCTTATGTAGAAATCAAATTAGCCCCATATGATAAATACACATTTTATGGATTAAGTCTTCCAAGATTAATTGAAGACCTTCAAAGCGAAACGAATACGCTTAGAAATATGTCAGTTGACCAAGGACATCTAAATATATTCTCACCATTCTTTTATAGTGCCGACGAAGACCTAGATGAAAGTACATTTGTTGTAGAACCTGGAGTCGGAATACCAGTAACAGATCCAACTTCGTTTAATTTCTTTAAACAACAACAAGTTGGACCAGATGCATATCAGTTAATGGACAGATTTGATGATGACATAAAACAAGCTACTGGATTCGATATGAGTTTACAAGGACTTCCATCTGGAGGAACAGCGACAGAAAAAACGATTCTTAAAGAAACATCATTAAAAAGAATTAATCTTTATCTTAGATTTTTAGAAGAACTAAGTATGCCAGATTTTGCAGAAATATGGGGAGACACACTACAGCAATTTTATTTTATTTCATCTGATGTTAGAAAAAGAAAGAAAAAAGATAAGGAAGGAAACGAGAAAGAAGAAATTTTTAGATCTATTAAAATACCCAAGGCTGACAAGGGACTATATAGAGCAACTGCATCTGTTGGAGAATTTAATTTCTTAGAAGTTAAGCCACATGACATTAGAGGAAGCTTTGATTTCAATACAAGAATTGGTACTTCAATTTCTATTTCCAAAGAATTAGACAAGCAAGTTAAACTTCAACTTTATTCTATTATGGGAGTGGATCCATTAGTTAAAAGAGAAAAATTAGTAGTAGATGTTTTACAAGCCCACGAATTAGACCCAGAAGAATATATGACAGTAACTCAAGAAATAGACATGTCTCAATCAATAGCATTAGCAGAAGAACATAACAAACAGATTTTAGCAGGACAAGAACCACAAATAATAGAAGAGTTGATTACAGTAGAACATATTCAAATTCATGATGCTTTAATTCAAAGTGGAGATTTAGATAGAAAAACAGAACAACTAGCTAAAAAACACGTCTTAGAAGAAATGAGGCTATCTAGTGTTTCTGGTGTTGGCAAGGACAAAGAACAAGGAATGCAATTTCCTTCAGTTGAAAGAACTCCTGGTCTTACAGAACCACTATCTACACAAAAAGGATTGCCATCAGAAACAGTGAGCCCTCCAACTGCAGCCGAAACTGGAGTAGCCCCACAAAGACCAATCATAAAACCACAAGGATAATATGAAAAAATTTATTTTTAAAATCTTAACTAAATTATTTGGAAAACAACTTCGAGAAGAAGTTGAGGATTGGTATATTTTAGAAGATTTGCCAACGTATAAAGTATCAACCGAAGATAGTAGTTTACAAGAAAAAATGGCAGATTTATGGAAAGACCCAGCATTTAAACTATATCTTAATATGAAAGCAAACAAAAAAGCTTTTCTTGGAAAGAGAATATTGATTTCAAAACCAACAGCGAAAGAAGAAGATGCAATTAAAAACGCAGTTATTCGAGGACAAGCACTTGAAATATCCCGCGACAGAGCATTCGTAAAATATATGAATAAATTATATCAAAAAAATAAACAAAGGTCGTCGACTAAGACAAAGGGGAAATAATTATGTCAAACAAACCATTCACAATTGGTGTCAAAAAGGGAGGTGGCGAAAAGGCCATCACTCTTGGGTTACAGAAAAAGGGCTCTAAAGGCAAGCCATTTCAAACTGGTGTTAATTCTACTGGTCCTAAAGGCCAAGCAATTACTACTGGCGTAGATAAAGGCGGTGACAAACAAGGAGTAGGACGAATTGGTGTTAAGAAAGGGTCTCAAAGAGGAAGAAATGATGTCCCAACACAAAGAGGAGTAAAAAGACCAGTAGAACCAAACAATGTAAACTCACTAAAGAGTCTCTTGAAGAACAAGGCGCAAAAAACAAATTGGGATAGAGTTAGAGCAACCCATAAGAAACAAAAATAATTTGGTAATAATAAAATGCCCTACGGAACAAAATCCAAAGCTCAAGACACAAAAATAGAAAAGTGTGTTAGCACTTTATTGGCAAGCAAAGACTTCAAGCCCAACTTGAAGAAGTTTGGCAATAAGTCTAAAAAAGTGGCGGCCATCAGAATTTGCAAAAGCCAAATAACCAAAAAATAATAATATGACAAAAAAAACAAAAAAACCATGTCCTGGTTCTAAAATTAGAAGCAAGGGAAAAGGACGTGGATTGGGCCGAGGAAAAGGCAAAGGGCCTCTCGGAACTCCAAGATACGCAAAATAATTTTAAAATAAATAATAACAATGCAATTAATAAATAGGCAACCTTAGATAATTTATTGGAGTATTCCCACGTGGATATTGCAATAGATATTTAAGAACCTATAAAAAATATGCTTAAGAAACCTAACCCCTCTGACGTAAGCGAGGAAACCAAGGATCTTGCAAAGAAACTTGGTACTGATCTCGATGATAGCGGAAAAGGGAAGGATGAGAAGGAGTCCGACTCATCTAAAAAAACGGACACCGAAGCTGCTGAAAAAGAGAGTCGCAGTGGCAAAACGGAAAAATCCAGTGAAGAAAAGATAGACTATAAAGAGAAGTACGCTGCTTCAACTAAGGAAGTTCAAGAGAAATATTTACCAATGGAGAAACGAGTTAAAAAGCTCGAAGAACTATCTGGTAAAAAAATTGAAGAACTTCTTGGAGTAGCAGAAAAACCTGAAAGTGAAAAAATAGAAAAGGACACTTCTAAAGATGGAGGAGAGGTCGGCGCCAAATCTCCGTCAATAGAGGACGAAATAACTGAAATGAAGGAGAAAGTTACCGTACTAACCGATCAAGCCAAGATTGCTGCAAAGCAAAAGGTTGATAATTTTCTAGAGACACACGAATTGTCTGAAAGCTATTATAAGGACGAAATCTATCCTAAACTCGAAGCCGTAAAACAGCTTAAAAAGGAAAATGGTGATCCATATACCTTAGAGGAAGGATTAGAAATTGCCCACCTAATAGTTAATAAAGACAATATCGATAAACTCGTAGAAAAGAGGTTAGAGATGAAAGAGAAAGAGAAAAAACTCGGAGGCTTTTCTCCCGAAGGCGCTAAAGACTCTTCTAATGTTGAGGAACCTGAGTTTTCTAAAGAGCAACGTGAAGTTGCAAGAAGACTAAAAACAGACCTTACAAAAGAAGAGAAATAACTCTACAACTGAAAAAAAATTATGTCCCTACAAGGTTTTGAACCAAGAGGTTCACTTGCAGGAGATCTTACTCAAGCAACCTTTCCATTTATCGTTAGTAACGGAATTACCGTTACAGCTGGTAATGCCGTTGTTTTGTTTGCTGGTTATGTTGAAAATAAAGACTATAGCGAATCCAATGTTGGTGTTCTTGGTGTTGCAACTGCAACAGTAACAGGAACAAGTGGTTCGGCTACTGTTGGTGTTATTTGTGACCCTAATGTAGTTTACTACAATGATGCTGATGGCGCTCTAGCCCAAGCAGATGTTGGTAAAATATATCAAGTCGCAATATCCAGCGGAAAAATGAACATTGACCAGTCTACAGGAGCAGATAATTCAGCTGGTGATTTCGTACTTATCAAGAAAGATCCAGATGGAGACGCTGATGCATCCAAAGGTTTGTTTAAGCTATACAAAAGTCAGTTGTGTAATCGTTCCGACGATAGTTAAAGATTATGATAGTAACAGGAAATTGGGCTGATATCCTCAACCCAGCATTTACGAAAATCTTTGATGACGTATATTCTCGTTTTCCAGAAGAATATTCTACAGTTTATACTCTAGATACTTCTGAACAAAATTACGAGAAATACAGCACAGCATCTGGCTTCGCAATGGGTAGAGACGTTGACGAAGGTGAAGAAATTCCAGTGGACGATCCAGTCCAAGGATTTGATTCTACTTTCACACATAGTAAAGTTGGACTAGCGTTCAATATCTCAAGAGAGACTATGGAAGACGATCTATTCAATGTAATGGCTTCTAAACCAAAATCACTTGCTAGTGCTATTAGAAGAAAAATTGAAACTGACGCCGCAAGGAATGTCATCAATGCTGATAATACCACATATGCAACTGGTCCTGATGGATCAGCTTGGGCAGCTGACGCTCACACCCGTGAAGACGGTGGAGCAACAACTACTCAAGACAACATTCAAACGGCTGGCCTATCAGAGGCAGCCCTTGAAACAGCATTCGTTTTGTTTGCTGGTTGGTTAGATGGAAAAGGTCAAAAGATTTTGGTTCAACCAGATCTTTTGGTCGTACAGATTAACAAGGAGCTTGAGGCCCGAGTACTTTTAGAGTCTGCTGGTAGAACAGCAACTACTTACACAAATGAAATCAACCCATATCATGGTAGATTGGATTTATTTGTATATCACTGGCTCACAGGAGCTAATGACTACTTCTTAATTGATCGTAGGTGGGACTTTATTAAGTTCATCTGGAGAAAACATACTTCACTCGAAAGAGATGATAATGTTTCTAACCAGGTTGCAAGATGGTTTGCTTCATGTCGTTACAGCTATGGCTGGACTGACTGGAGAAACTTCTTCATGGGTAACGTTTAAGCTTTTAGCTAATCGTAAGGTTTTCGCATTATGGAGTTTAATATAGCTCTTTAAATCAATATATTTATTCAAAAACAACTTGTATGTTTTGGGGTAGTTTTGGGGGTTCTTCCTTTTAAATAGAACCAAAAATCTCCATACGTTTATCCCGTATGCTACCCCGTTCGATGGCTTTTCCCCAGAGTCGTTGTTCGGGGGAGACACGGGTATCAAGTAACCTTTAAAATTATGATTACAAAAAATGGAAAACAATTTAAATTTGGACTACAGTGTCTTGTCTTAAATGATATAGATTTCATGGAGGCAATGTTAAGAACTTTTCAACCTTTTATTGATAGAATTTTAGTATCAATAGATGAACAAAGTTGGCTCAAAGACGTTAAGAGCGACGGAAAAGCAGAGAAGCTTGTAAAAAAACTTCAAAAGGAATTTGACAATATTGAATATGTCAAAGGTGTGTGGAAAAACGAAACAGACCAAAGAAATGAAGCCCTAAACACATTAAAAGACTGTGAGTATGTTTTTATAGTAGATGTAGACGAAATGTGGTCTAGCGGAGATATTAACAATGTTCAAAAATATATCTTAGAGCACAGAGGAGATGTAACTGTTTTTATGGCTAATTGGAATACTAGATTTAAAAAGCTTAATTGGAGGATACATCCAAGAGAACAATTTAAACCAGTAGTTGTTATTGATAGCAAAAAAGGATTAAAATTTGGTAAATCTAGAGATGTATTACAAACAGAAAAAGCAGCATTTAATTTAATTCCAGAAAATCTTTTAATGATAGAACATTTTTCTTATGTAAGATCTGAGGATTCTAAAATAAAAGAAAAGATTCAAACTTTTGCTCATGCTACCGAAATAGTTAATGGCGCAGATTGGTGGTATGAAAATATTTATCTTCCAGCTACTATATCATCTATGTATTTACATCCAACAAATCCAGAAGCATATCATGGATTAATAGAAGAACCACTTCATCCAGAAATAAAAGCAACTCTAAAAAAGTATTCTCCAAAATTATTTAAAGATGACAAATAAAAAATTTATATTTATAGTTGGACCACAAAGAACTGGAACAACCTATATGTTATTTTTGTTATTAGAACATGAACTTATTGGTAATCCATTAGGAAGACCATACGAAACAACCGTAAATGAAAAAACAAAAAGAAGAAACATGGAGCTTCTTGATAAATACGATGGTAAATATGTAGTTTGTAAAAACCCAGATCTTTTCTATGCGGCAAAGCATCTTCTTAATGAGTTTAAAGATTGCTTATTAATATTCACAATAAGAAATCCATTAGAAATGTATGTTTCTAGTGTTCATATGCCATTATATAATAACAACGAAAGAGATGAAAGGACATTAACAGATAGATATGTTGAAGCCTGTAAGTCTGGATTAGAACTTATTGAAGACAAAAGAGTTATATTTGTTCACTATAAAGATTTATTTGAAAACCCAGAAGAAATATTAAAAAAAGTTTTAGATAAAATAGAACTTAAATATGATGATAAATTTATTAAAAAAGTAGTAGCTGATAATAGATTTGGACAAAAAATAATGGAAAGGAAAAGAAAGGTTCTTTTTAGGGTTGGACAATATACCGTAGATAGTACAATTAGCAAAGAGCAACAACAAAGAATAAAAGATAAGTGCTGGAAGCACTATGAAAAACTTTTAAAACATTGTATATGAAAAAATTAAAAATATTATTAATGACTCCATGGATGGAATATTTTCTTGGAGCAGAAACACATATTTATTCTATTGCAAAAGAATTGCTTAGGATGGGTCATGAAGTTGATATGTATACATATCTTAAAGGCGCTATATGGAAAATAATAGAAAATAGCGGTATAAACCTTTTAGAAGATGATCCAAAAGACAAATACGATATTGTTATAGCAAACGGAAATCCGTGTGTTGCTAAAATGCCTAAATCTGCATATAAGATAATGATATGCAATGGAATAATTCCTCCACAAGAATATCCTATTCATGGCATAGATAGATATATTGCTGTTTCAGAAGAAGTTTCGAAAGAATTAGAAACAAAGGGATATAAAAATATTATAATTCGAAATGGTATTGATTGTGATAGATACCTTTCTGTTAATCCACCAAACAAAAAATTAAAAAATGTTCTTATTATTTCTAATAAACAAAATCCTCAAAGTGCCATTTTTCAAATTATAGCTGAGGTGTGTAGAGATATGGGAATCAAATTATCTGCATTGGGATTAAAAATTGGAACATCTCAATGGGAAGTTGTAGATTTTATTAATCAAAATGACTTAGTAATTAGTTTGGGTCGTGGAATTTTAGAAGGAATGGCATGTGAAAGAAATGTAATAGTTTGTGATTATCAAGGAATAGATGGCTTTATTGATAATAAAAGTTATTTAGAAATAAGAAAAAACAATTTTTCAGGGAGAAGATATAAAAGATTAATTTCTAAAAATGTTGTGATGAATGAATTTAAAAAATACGACACAAATCAAGGAATAAAAAATAGAAATATTATACTGCAACATCATAATATACAAAAAACAGTGCAAAATATTTTACAATTATATGAAAATAGGGGATTGAATATGTGAATAGAATAGAACAGAAATGTCCATATTGTGGAAGACAGCCAATCATAAGGGTTCACAAAAAAGATGGCGTGTATTGCAATTCTTGTGATGAGTTATTATTAAAAAAAGTGGACTCATGGTCTGGAGAAAGATATGCCAAGTGTCTTAACCCAGCTTGTGGGTATGAAGGACCAGAGCTTGTTAATCCAAGCAAAGACACCCGTTGTCCCAAGTGTAATCAATTAGTACTTCGACATGAATAGTTATCCACAGGATATCTATTGACAAGCCAATTAATTCGTGCTATAATTAATATAGTAAAACTCACTATATTATTATGACTTATATAAAAGGAAACAAACCATGGAATACTGGGAAAAGAGATATAAGTAAACACGAATATAATCGTGATTATTTTGATAAAATTAATACAGAAGAAAAGGCTTATTGGTTGGGATTTATAGCTGCTGATGGTTGTGTATCTATTAATAGAAATTGCCTAGTTCTTAAAATGGGACTTGGAAAAAAAGACGGCAATCATTTAGAAAAATTCAAAAGAAGCATTGGGTCAACTCATAAGATTTATAAGTACAAAAATGGAGATTTTCTAAATATCTATTCAAAAAAAATAACTGATGATTTAGCTAAATATGGAATTATTCCAAGAAAATCTTTAAGATTTAATAATATTCCAAATATTAGAAAAGATATTATACGACATTTTATCCGAGGATATTTTGATGGGGATGGTTGTATTACACATACATATTTAAGAAAAAACAGAGCAAAGGGAAAAAAATATTCAATTTATCTTGAAGGTTCTCTTTCATTTTTGGAAAAAATACAAAAAATATTAATGAAAAAATGTGATCTTAATAAAACAAAACTCATTAACAATGGAAAATTTTATACTTTAATATATGGTGGGAATATTCAGGTACCAAGAATATTAAAGTATTTATACAAAGATTCAAAAATTTATCTTGATAGAAAATATAAAAAATCCTTACAAATATGTCAATACCAAAAATAACTCTTATATGTAGATTGCGAAACGAAGAATTAATTCTTCCTGATTTTTTAAATCATATTAATAAGTTTATAGATGAGGCATATTATTTTGATGATTGTTCAGACGATAATTCAGTAGACATATTAAGAGCTCATCCAAAAACAAAAAAAGTTATTCGTAATTATTTTCACAATACAAATCAAACATATGTACAAACATCACAAAGGCATATGTTATTAGAAGAAGCCAAGGCACACTCAAAAAACGAATGGTTTATGTTGATTGAACCAGACGAAAGAATAGATTTTGATTTTTCAAAAATGCCAGATAATAAAGAAATTGGAGGAATATATTTTCAACTTTTTGATGCTTATATCACCAAAGACGACCAAGCCCCATATCAAGGAGAGGGGTTGTGGGGTTTTAGAAAATACTTTGGTCCAGAATATAGAGAAATTTGTTTTCTATTTAGAAAAGACATGGCACAGTTTGATATAGCCATTCCAGCTTGTAGACAGCCAAATATTAGTGGAGAAAAAATAGTAAGTGGACTTGTTCAACATTATGGCAAAGCAATAAGCATAGAACAGTGGGAAGAAACTTGTCGTTATTATGCAACATCTGTTCCTATTCTTGCAGAAAAATGGGAGAAAAGAAAAGGGAAAGCAATTCATACTAAATCAGACTTTGATAGAGATCTTATGACTTGGGAACAAATAAAAGCCCCCAATACAAAATTAACAAAAATATGAAATATAAAAAAGGATTAACATCAATTATAATGCCAGCATGGATTCCAAAAGGGTCTGACAAAAAACAATATATTAAATGGACATTAGACTCATTGGCTAAAGTCACAGACAAACCATTTGAAATGATTATTTTTGACAATCAAACCACAAAAGATTCAGAGAAGTTTCTTAAGGGATTTGAACAACAATTTTTAAAAAACAAGCATTGTAAAGGATTTAAAGTTTTAATGTACACAAAAAATATGGGGTGGACTGGAGCTATTCAAATTGGAATAGAAGAGTCTGTTGGAGAATATGTTAATTTTACAAACGATGATTTGGTATTTGAAGATAAATGGCTTTCTAAGATGTTAAAGCATTTTAAACCAAATACCGCAGCAGTTGGGCCTACTTCCAATTTTGTATCTGGCTTACAAGATATAAGATATAATAAAAAGGGAGATTATGAAGAAAAGGTTAATTTTCTAATAGGATTTTGTATGCTTTTAAAAAGAAGTGCTCTTGATGATATTATTAGGGGGCCAGATCAATATTACATAGATCCAAAGTTTTTCCCAGGTGGCTCAGAGGAAATAGATGTTTGTTTGAGATTGAGCAAAATGGGATATAATATGTATATAGCAAAAGATGTGTTTATTCATCATTTTGGAAGTAGAAGCTTAAAGTACTTTGGTGAATATAATGAAACTAACCCAATGGCATTTTTTCAACCAAGATTAGATATACTAAAAGAAAAACATGGAGAAGACGCCATGAAGGTTCTGGGAATTCAGCATTGCCCAAAAGTAGCATTGGGAATACCGACCATAGGCCAAAGTGATAGTTTGTTTTTAGCAGACTACGGCTGGGTTTTACATGATGCTTGGTCAAACTTAGGTCTTAATAATGTATTGCCAATTATTTCACCTAGGAATGTTGTACACATAGGAAGAGCAGAAGTTGTTAAAAAAGCAATAATGTATGGAGCAGAGTATTTAATGTTTCTTGATGATGACATGTTGCCACCATATGATATTATTTCAAGATTGTATAACTATCAAAAAGATTATATTTCTGGCATTGCATACAAAAGAAATGAACCATATTTTCCATGTATCTTTACTGGAAAGAATAAATCAGGCGTTTGGATGCCAGACACAAGACTAAAACAAGGATTAATAAAAGTAGATATTACTGGATTGTCATGCGCTATGATAAAAATGGATATTATTAAAAATCTCATAAGTAAATTAGGAGATGAAAAGATTAAAAAAAGAGGAGGACTCTTTTATTTCAATAGATATGGGGAAGACTTTAACTTTACAGAAGAATTAAAGAAAAACGGAATAGATATATTTGTAGATAGTAATATGATAGTAGATCATTTAGGCCGTAGATTAAAAGTTAATGATCAAACATATTTAAGTTATACTAAACAACAAGAGGCGCTTAAAGAAATGCGCTTACAGAAAGGTCGAAACAATAATAAGCCTAATTAAAAATAAATATATGGGAACACCAGGTAGATTTGGAAAACAATCAAACGCAAACGCAGACCTTCCAGCTAATGCTGGTAATTTTGGCAAACAATCAAACATTGGTACTGGCAAACCAGTTGAAGAAGTAGAAGAATTAATAGAAGTTGCCGAAGAGTCTCCAGTGGAAGAATTAACAGAAATTCCCGAAGAAGCTCCAATAGAAGAACCAACAGAAGTAGAAGTTGCTGAAATAGAAGAAATAGTCGAAGAAGCAACAGAGAGAGAATTAGAAGAAGAAATTCCTGCCGAAGAGGTTGCCGAAGAAAGAGGGGAAGAATAATATGTGCCCACGTTGTGGAAATCCAAATATAAAACAAGTTTTTTTAGCTGGTAGCACACACGATACAGCAGAAGAAAGATGTGACAAGTGTGTAAGAGTTGTATCTGTAGAAGATTTAGATGCATTAAGAGCAGAATTTAACTTTAAAAAGCCAGAAAAAAACGAAACCCTTGTAGAATCAAATTAATAAAAATTAGAGGTCAATTTAGGGGAACAAAAAAATATGACTCCTTGCCCAAATTGTGGTAATTCAGAGTACGATAAAAAGTACATATGTGGTAAGAGTTACGAAGATGCTGACAAGAATAAGACTATATACTGTAGCAAATGTGTTAAAGATAGAAATCCAAAAAAAGAAACTATATTAAATAGGTTGGGGATAACCAGAAATGCCAACTAATTATCCAGACAACTTTAAGATTTTCAATCTAAGAGAGTTGCAAGAAAGAGCAACCTATCTTGGACCTATCGGACAATATGGTGGTATAGTAGTTAAGTCTTATGATTGGAGCAGCGCTGCAACAAGACAAACTATATGGTCTCCAAATAGTGGAAATAGCTTTATTATTTCCAATATAATAATTAACTGTTCTGGCGACGGAGAAGTTACATTATTCGAAGATCAAGATAGTTTAGCTAATAGAATATTTAAAGGAACATTTGACATCACTGGGCAACATACTGTGGTAATTCCTTACCCAATGCCAAGATGTGCAAACTTCCAAAATAGCACGATTTACGCCACCGTATCTGGTGGTAGCACAGCAGGATCTATAACAGTTTTTGGATGGGAAAGTGGTTTTAGTGGAATGACTTCTACTAGTACATCTATCTCAACCAGTTCATCTTCTGTGTCAACGTCTACTGTATCAACGTCTACTATTTCTAGCTCAACTAGTTCTGTTTCAGCAACTACTGTTTCTAGCTCAACCAGTTCTGTTTCATCTAGTACTGTGTCTAGTTCATCTAGTTCTAGCAGTTCAAGTTCAATTAGTGTTAGTTCATCAAGCTCTAGTAGTTCAAGTTTAAGTTCTAGCAGTTCAAGTAGCTCATCGTCTAGCTCTTCGTCTATAACTCAGACAGTTACATAAGGTTGATAACTACCCCCAACAATTAGAATGAAATTAAATCTTTCTAACAAATCACAAATCGATTAAGCACACTTGTATGTGTTGATTTGTGTTAAATTGACAACTAATTATTAAGAAACTTTAAAAATATGAAAGACAATAAAATTGCCATATTTACCACTTTTTATGAAATTGACGAAGCCTATTCGCTTTGTAATGTGGTAGAAGATCAACTAAAAATGCTTATAAATAATGATTATAAGATTAAGCTTATAGTTGACGAAGGCATAAATAGAGATACCATGACTGGTATTTGGAATCATCCAAATATTACATTATGCAAAACACCACCAGTTAGTAGAAGCAATGATGGCATTTTGCCTGACAATTATCAGGAAGAAACCAACAGATTTTATGAAAGCCTAAAAGGCCACTTAGAAGGAGTGAAGATTTGTATTGCTCACGATGTCACGCTACAACCAGCCCATTTAATTCATAATATTGCCGCAAGAAGAATAGCAGATGAGAGAGACGACCTGTTTTGGCTTCATTGGTCTCATTCATCCACAGCACCATCTGTAAGATGTTCTGATGAGTCTGCAAGGCAAATAATCCAAAAGAAATTTCCACATTCTTATATGTGTTATCCCAATGATTGGGATAGAAAACGAGTAGCTATAAATCATGGTTATGAAATGGACGAGGTAAAGTGCGTTCATCACCCATCAGACTTTTTAAGTATGATGTTTGGAGACGAATTAGACTTTGGTCAAATGCCAGAAGTTTCTGACGAAGCAAAGGCATACTTATCTAAGCATATAAATTATCCTATTCAATTATCAAAAGACCTTGTTAATGAATATGATATTTTAAGTGCAGACGTTATTTCTGTATATCCTTGTAGGCTAGACAGAGGAAAACAGCCAGAATGGAATATTAAAACAATGGCAAAAATAAAAGAGATGGGAAGAAGCGTAAGAATGATTATGTTTGATTTCCATTCCACAGGAGGAGATAAAGTAACCTTTAGAGATGAATGTAAAAGAGTTGGAAAAGAATGGGGACTTACCGACAAAGAATTGATTTGGATTTCAGAGTGGAGAGAAGACACAAATTTACATGCTCCAAGAGCAATGGTTATGAATCTTAAAAAACTAGCAGACTTTCACATGCATCCATCTACTTCTGAAACTTATTCTTTGGTAATTCAAGAGTCAATGGCATGGAGAAACTTTGTAATAGCCAATCATCACACTCCATATATGAGAGATATTTGGGGTTCTAAAAACGTTGACTATGAACCAATGAGTTCTGCTGTTAATATGTTAGATGGAGAAGATGGAAGTACAACTCTAAATATCAACGACGAACAAAAGCACTTTGAGAATCTAGCTAAAAAAGTAATTTACTTTATTGAGGTAGCTAATCCAGTAATAAATCAATGGAGATTTATTCGACAGAAAAGAAGCTTAGATTATATATTCAAAAATGAACTAGAACCATTATTCTATCGGAAAGATCTCAAGCCATTAAAATGAGCAAAGAAAAAGAAAACTCATTTTCAATTGTTATCCCTTGTTGTGGAAGACCCAATTTAACAATTAGGGCAATTCAAAGTATTCAAGCTCAAATATATCAAAACTGGGAATTAATTGTGGTTGAAGATGGTTCACCCCAGGACCAAAAAGACAAATTAAATAAATATATTGAAAAACAAAAAGACAAACGGATTCAAATAATTCATCATCCAGAAAGAATTCAAAGGTGCTGTACTCGTAATACTGGTCTTAAGGCAGCTAAAAATGATTGGATATGTCATCTAGATTCCGATGATGAGTATCTTAGAACTTATTTAAATTCAGCAAATTGGGCAATTAACGAATACCCAGATTATAAATGCTTTAATTTTGGTGCAATTGTTTGTGGATTAAGAGGATACAGGGCTCGTGAGCCTCGTGAATTTCAAGAAGAAAATGAATTTGGAGAAGCAATGGAAAGAATGAGAAGTGGGTCTATTAGTATGGGTAGTTTCCTTTACAAAAGAGAAATTCATGATGATATTGGATATTTTCCTGAGGCAGGTAGTCCTTATAAATTTGCAGACATAGCCAAAGATGAATTTCCAGAATTTATGGAATGGCATGGCCCAAAATACATGGAAGGAGGCAAAGAATTGGGCAACCCATGGGGAGATGATTATTACCTCTTCTATAAAATAACTCGTAAATATAAAACTAAAACACTTCCATTCCTAACTTATATTCAATATGTAAGACGTTCGGGTTTTATCGAACAAGATGACGACAGAATCTT